GCCGCAAGTATTTCCTTTGCGAACTGCTCCGATACTGTGGAGTTTTCAGCCGTCAGATTTATGGTCTGCAAATCTCCTGTGCCAACGTGCCCCGCAAGAATATTTTTTATATTTGCGGTATCAGCGGAAAGAATGTCAACATTTGCATTTGTGGCGTTTAACGCACCGGTTATATTAGCCATTTCTGCAGTAATAGTTCCTGTGACGTTCAACATATCCGCCTGTAAGGTATCAATAGTAGCATTAGTGGCATTGAGGCTTTCAATTGAAGCAAATTTTATTTCTGCCGCATCAGCTCTCAAATAATCTGCTTTAATTTCGTTTGCATCACGTTTTAAACGCTCAATCTGTTGTTGTGTACTGCTTGTGTTTTCTGAACGCTTATCCGTAGCTTTAGCTGATATTTTATCAGTAAGCGCTTGAAATCCGGTAAGAGTACGCTCAAAAATATATGTACCGATTGATTCACCATCAGAATCAAGTGTTATCCTATCCCCTACTTCAAGCCAAGGGCGCCCTTGTATCTGAGTATTGTGTGCAGTATAACTTATATTTTTTATCATGTTATACGCATTTAACGCTACCTTTGTAAGCTGTTGATCGGTAAAATCATAAGTGAGAATATTATCACTTATGATAAAAGTGTTGAATCCTCCTATTGTTGGATATGTAATTCCTTGATCTTTAAGTGAGAATGCTGTAACCGAATCATATTTTGGAACACTCCAGTTCTCGTGTGTAGCACCGCTTCTATAGTGATTTTCACCACCGCTACTTAGCGTGATTGCTGAATCATTGTTAAGTGTAATATATACAAGTTCTCCTAGCCTATTAATGTGCCCAAAACAACAATTTAAATTACAAATGGCTTTTAAAACATCTCTTCCGGTCATATTAACATCTGTTGTTGTATTGGATAATATCATATCGTCGAGGGGTAACTCCTGTCCTACAGCTTGTGACACGCCTATATAGTTACATAAAGAGTCACGGAACTGTTTTAAGGTCATAGGAAACTCAAGCATTTTGTACCATTGATATACATTTACATCAAACAAAGTCATTGCATCATATGCTGTAATCGTATAGAACCATGTATTGTTTTCATGGGGCACTTCATCAACATAAAATACGCCCATAGGTAATTCTATATGAGTCGTTTCATTTTCTACTAACAATTTAATAACGAGTTTCTTATCCTTAAGAGTTGATGCATCAATATCCGCAAGTTTAATACTAAATACAGATGCTTCACAAGCACCATATTCCAGCGATTGTGAAGAACAAAGCACTTCTTTAATACTAAGACTGTTATCAACCATTTTTGATGTTGGTATAGTGATTATAGGGTTTTCATTATCATATACTTCAATTATCCAGTTTTTTGAAATGCCGTTTGTCAACAGCAGTCTCTTTTCACCATTTGTTAAATTAATCATCTGCACTCACCATAGCCAATAAATTTAAAAGTCGTTCCTTTATAAATCAGAACTCCATTATCAATTCTTTCTATACTAAATGTAATATCAGGCATATAAAACGTATCTGTACAATAATCGAATAACTCACTATTCCAATATGTTAAAATGACTTTTCGTTCTGCCGTATTAATGCATCCGGAATTGATAGCATCACTAAAAGCCTTTACCTCGTCAAGACTTAGTCCATCTACAGTTGTTAACTCAAGTGTAGTGGAAACATCTTGTAGTACTTGTCTGTGTAATTCACCATAGCCGTCTCGGTAAGAGTCTTTATCTTGTCGTTGATCGGGGGTACATTTAAACCCCTCTTCGGCAAGATACGAATCAAGAACTACTCCGTTTTTTGTTTTTACTAAAAACCCGTCAAAGTTATTCATTGTGTACCTCCTTTATACCGAAAAGGGATTTTTACCCGTTGATTTTGTTTCTCGCCGTGCACTACGTTTTACACTGGTATATACCGCCTCGTCTGTAATTCCAGTTTCCTTATTTTCAATAGCGTCCACAACATCATCCAACTTGCGGCTTATCGTGTCTATGCGACTTAATATACTTTCAGTATCAATCAGCGTTGTGTTATCTCTATTTTTATGAGCTGCTATATAATTAACGCTATATGGCGTTACTGTTCCTGCCGCTACTGCCGGAGTCGTAAATGACACGTTACTAGCAATAATTTCAAGCCTTGATATGAGATTTGTAAAAGCATCTGTTATGCTATTAGAAAAATTATTTAAAAAACGAGTATATTGTGTTTCTGCACATATAGGCATAAGCACGCTAGTATCCTGTGCTTCATCAGAAATAGCACTTGCAAGGTCTGATACAGCGTGAATAGCAATACCCTTGTTTTTGTTGATACCGTCAGCCATAAGCTGTAGCATGTCCGGCATATATGTATGGAAATTGCTTAATGGCCCTTTATCAGGTTCTGAAAATCCAAGAAAGTCCTTTATTGTACTTGCAACAGATGATACAGAATCACGAACCCAATCCGCACATGAATTTATACCATTTGAAATATTTGAACAAATATCAGAACCCCAAGTCCACGCATCCGAACACATATCTGAAAATTTATCACTTACCGCACCGGCAATATCGCTGACTTTACCTGACACGGTTGAAACCATACTGCTAAAGCCCTCTGAAACCTTGCTTTTTATATTGCTGATTTTACTTGACACTGTTGATACAGCATTGCTGAATCCCTCAGATATTTTGCTTTTAATGCTACTTACCTTACTTGATATAGTTGATACAGCATTACTAAATCCCTCAGACACCTTAGATTTTATTGTACCACAAGCATCACTTATCTTACCTGTAACCTTATCCCACGCTTCCGTACAGGATGTTTTGATTTTATCCCACGCTTTCGTGCAAGTTGTTTTTATGCCCTGCCAAGCATCAGAGAAAAATGTTTTGATACCTGTCCACATATTAGATATGCCGTTTTTCAGTCCTTGAATAAGGAACCCACCCATGTCTTCCATTACGGTAGATGGAGAGTGTATACCAAATACGGACTTAAAGCCATTAATAAACGGATCAAAAATGTGTTCTTTTATCCAAATTCCTATGTTAACAAGTCCTTTGATTATACCATTAGCAAATCCCTCCCAGAGATTACCTCCTGCGGCATCAACCTCTTCTACAAAGTAGTCTCCCAAAGCATACCAAGCTTCTTTTAAAGCATCCCAGATGGATTGTATAAGTGATATAGCAAGTGTAGCTATTCCACCAACTGCCGTACCCAACAGTTCAAATACTTTTGCAAGAATGCCACCCCAGTCAATTTCGGTTAAAACCTTAACAATGCAGTTCCATAAATCTGTACCAAGCTTAGCCCAATCAAGTTTTTGTGCGAAACCTATAAGCAAATCAAGTGCGCCGGTAAGTACTTCGCTTATACAACCTATCAGTTCAGCAATAATGCCCGGCCAGTCTATGTTATTAAGTGCTGTTGCTACATCTGATCCTATTGCATTAAAATCAATGGTTTTTATAAACTGGCGTCTAGACGCAAATACATTTTTTACTCCCGTTGATAGTGTATCACCTAACATTGCCCAGTCAATAGCCGCAAATGCATTATTTATTGACGTACCCAAACCCGTAGCTAATCCCATAAAATCAAAATTATGTACTACTGAGTGTAAAAAACTTATAGCCGATTGAAACAACGAACCGATTGTTGTTCCTAATCTACCCCAGTCTATACCGTGAATAATACCGTTTAAGCCGTTCATTAACGATTTGCCTAAATTTGCCCAATCTATTCCTGTTACAAGCAAATGAATTGTATTAATAAGAGTGTTAATACCCTTTGCAATCGTATCTCCTATTAGCGTCCAGTTGATATTATCAACAAGAGCATTGAACGTGCGTGTAAGTCCGTCAACAAACGCTGTTATCTTAGGTCCTACATTGTCCCATCTGATAGCATTATTGATCTTTTGGAAAATGCCGTTGACCTTATCAGCTATCATAGAGCCTAAGCCCTCATAATCACCGCCTAAGAAAGCGTCCTTTAACCTTTTAGCAAAGTCAACAATCTTACTCTCAATAGGTACGTTCTCAAACATATCTGCGGGATTTGTAGCGTTATCACTGGAACTGTCAGATGATGATGTATTATTAAGATCATCAAAGCCCGCAACAGATTTATTAGCTTTGTCTGCCGCCTTAGAGGTATCATTTAGTGATGCCGCATAGTCTTTCTGAACTGTTACCGCTTTCTTGAATGATGTTGCACCCGTCAGAGCTGATATAAACATACCAAGCTTTGTGAATGCATCTGATAACAGATTGATAAGGGTTGTCAGAATAGGTGTAACAGCCGTAAGAATAGGTGCAAAGGCTGCTGCAAAGCTGTTTTTTAACTGTGATAGAGCTGTCATCATAGATGACATAGCTGCGTTGACCTCCGGTGATACTTGTGATAGATTTTTTATTCCCTCAGTTACACTAGATGCAATGACAGATATAAAACGCTCTTTGATTAATGATTTGAGCCTTGTACCCAAAGACGTGAATGCCTTTGTGAGTTTTTTGACACCATTAACAGCCCCGCCTGACTGTTTCCTGAACGACATCATTTTACTTACAGCTGTTTTAATACCTTTACCCACAAGCTGAAAAGCAGATACACCAATTTTGCCCATACCTTTTAAAGTAGTTTTAAGTATATTGGTTCTGCCATTAGCTTTATTTACTTGTGCTTCTAGTTCTGCAATTCGTGTCTCTAAAGTCGATATGATCTGCTCTAATTCCTGATAGCCGGACATATCAGCACCGCCTATATGGCTTGTACCGTTAGCCTCCATTTGAGCCTTTTCCTGTTCATAACGCTGTATCTGTGTTGTTGCTCTTACAATAGCTGTTTCGGTATCTTTCCACTCTGTTGAGCTTTTATCCGTACCGTTAGAAAGCATTTTCTGTTTTGCCGTCAACAGCTCATTTAGCTTTGCCCTTGCTGCCTCAAGATTACTATTGAGTGTATTATATTCCTCCGATGTAACTTTGGTACTGCCTAGCGCCTCAAGGCGTTCACGCAAATATTGTATTTGTCTTTGCGTGTTTGCAACCTTAAATTCAAAACTATCAACGGCACTTTCGCTGCCGCCCATAGCCTTTTTTGCGGTGGGACCTAAGCCGAATATTTTGTTTTCAAGGGATTTCAAACTGTTTCCGATAGAATTATAAGAGCTGTCAAAAGCTTTTGTTTCTGACTCAGCGCTCTTGACATCCTGCTTTACGGTCTGCCACGCCCGCTTGTTTTCCTCTGCAAGTTTGCGAGTGCTTTCACTTGCTGCCTCTGTTTCAGCCCTTGCTTTTTCTACAGCCGCAACCTCAGCTGCTTTAGCTGCCTCCGCCTCAGTTTTTACCTTGACAATTTCGGTCTGCATTCTTGCAAGTTCTTTTTGCAAGCCATCAAACTTAGAAATAATCAGCTTTAGTTCGTCACTATCCTTAGCACTGAATATTTCACCATTGGGGGTTTTGATGCCGGTGCCGTAGACTTCCTCTATCTTAGATCCAAGCTGATCCATTTTAGCCTCAACTGTTGCAGCCTTAGACTCAAATTTTGAAATTTCCTTATCTCCACCATCAGTCGCACTTGCATAAGCTTGTGATACTTCTCCGAATTTACCCTCTAATCCTGAAAGCATCTTATTAATAGCACTTATACTGGACTCAAATTTCTTTTCAGGTACTGCGTCAGCCCATTTATCAACCCAGCTCTGTATGTCCTTCGAGTTTGTCTGGAAAGCATTAACGCTATCCCTTAGTGACTTATCTATGATGGGCACACCGTCTTGTACAGCCTGCACACCTTGATCCATAGTATTTTTAAGAGTTTCACCTAACTCTTGAAATTTATCAGTAGATGAGTCAATAGCATTTTTAAGCCTGTCACTGCCCGCCTCAAAACCTTGTGTGTCAAGGTCTGTGCTGACAACTACTGAGCCGTCAGAATATCCATTATCTGCCATTGATTATCACCTCATTTCTTATTTGAGCATTTGTTTTAGTCGTTCCTTTGCTGCTTTTTCCTTATCCGATAATTTAGGTTTTAATTCACAAAGGGACCTATTAGCCGCCCAAAATTCTCTTTCGGATTTATCTAATTTACCCTTTGCTTTTTTCTGACGCAAACGAAGAATATTTCCAAATACACCATCTGCCGGGATTTCCATAAAATACCCTATAAAGCTCCACCAATGCAGATAGTTTACTGATCTAACCTCATATCCTGCGATTTTATTAACCGCTGCAAATAATATATTGCTATCCTGTTCCCAATCCATAGTACGCGGACTGAGTTTTCCGTTTTTCTGATTTTCAGGCATTTCGCAGTCAATAAAATTTAAGGCGGCTGTAAATGCCGCCTCATACTGTTCTTCTGGTATTTCGTCAAAGCCCTCGTACAGTATTTGCAAGCAAATATATATTTTTTCTTCATTTTCTAAGTTTGGATCGCCAAAAGCGATAACAATTTTTAGAACATCACGAAAATCTGTACGAATATCCCACTCCTCGCCGCCCAAAAGTATAGTTTTAGGTAACTCCCATATCATTATCTTTTAGCCTTTCTGTGCTTTCCTGTTCTTGACTTATAACCGTGAGTATAATGGTTGAGCCTTTTTTCCAGCCCTTTTACTCTACCCTGAAAACGGTTGGAAATGAAGTTACCCACGCCCTCAAGCGCATTCTCGCAGTAAAAAACACCATTTGCAAGAGGTGAAAACGGATGCATTTTGCCGAAAAACGCTTCTGACAAATTTCCGCCAAAAAGATAATCACAAAGATCGTACAGCTTTTGCTCTGCTTCTTTAATTACCCTTAACTCATCATCCATACTCTCATCTACTGTTCCGTCTGACTTGATACTTATACTTTCAAGTGGTTTAAAAACGTCAGCGACTTTATCGATAACCTCATTATATCGATCTATAATGCCAATATCTGTCGGTCTGAAATAAAAAGTACCGATTATATCACCTTTTTTGTTTCTGACTGGTACAGTCTCCATACCATCGTCAACTGTAATGCCAAGTCCACTGTTATTTACTGAAATTTTCTTGTCATCCATATTACAAAGCCTCCGTGTTCCGTGTCTAAGCGTTAACCGTTACTGAATTGGCATCAGGGGTAAATTTTTTTGCTGTAATGTCAAAAGACCCTTTTATACGATTGCCAAGATTATAAATAGTAAAGGGAATTTGCACACCGGATGTGTCACCGCCGATAGAATTAGGAATAACTGCAACATCCTCACAGAATGCCCATGTTACTGTACCGTCTTCATTAAGTAGTACATCCACTTTAGTGGTCTTACAAGCAGCCCCTGTTTTTCTTTCATTTGCGATTTCTGCAAGCTTATCCCAAAGCTTACTACCCTCAGTTGCATAATAAGGATCAACTTCCGATTGTACTTCATATCCGTTGTGCTTAAGTGACTGCTCCCCTTTTATGTTTTTAGTGACTTCAACATCTGGATTGAGTTCTTCATTATACTCTTCCAGATCGTCACCCAGTCTCGTGTAACACGTTTCTGCGCCGCCAAATGACTCATCAATATAATGCGCAAGATATTTACGCTCAATTTTATCTGCCATAATATAAACACTCCTGTCTGTTATTAGTTGTTTTTAATCTGTATCATACTCATACTTGTACCTTAGCAATATTGAAACAAGCCAGTCCTCCACACCATCTTGATATGCCGCATTTAAGTGTGCGGGCGTGTTTCGGGCTATTGATGTTATTATCATTCTGCCGTTATCGAGTTCCGGGTATTCGTGTAACTGTTCTGTCTGACCGTTTACCATTATCGGCTGCCGTTCAAGCCACTTGCCGAAAGTGTCCAAAAACTCTTTAATTGATAGCTTTTGTGTTTCGGTCTTAGGTGCTGCCCTGTATATGACATTAAAGGGGTATGCGCATTGTAGGCTGACATGACCTGTTATGCCCTCTTTCCTCGACAGGATAGCTGCACCTGCTGTCGGGAAAAAGCCTAAGCCTGTTTTATCATCAAGCATTGAGAATTGTATTCGCTTTTCGTCAATGGCGGGAAATTCGTTTATCAGCTTTAGCAATGCTGTACTGATTATTTCCGAGCCTTTAACATCAATAGGTCTTTGAGCCATTACGCACCACCCTTTATTATTCTGTCACATTCAGCCACCCATGTTGGGAGATCCTTAGCCTTTGCAGGCTCAAACCATTCAGCTTGAGCATTAGGCTGTGAATAGGTTAAACGGCGATCTGTCGGTACAAGTGTTGCACCTTTGCGGAAACGCAAGCCCACCTCAACACCGTTTCTATCGTGTATCAAAGCGGGACCTTTGCCCGTTACTGAGTCAACCATCACCCTGCCGCCATATTGGTATTTGCCATAAGGCCCGGGAAACACAACTTTTCGCCCTCCGTCATCAACGTAAGAACGTTGCTGTAAACTGCCTGTGAGATTGGGCATAAATGGCTTACAGCTTTCCAAAACCATTTCACCGAGCCTCTGTTGCGTCTTCACAAATCGAGGGGGAAAATCTGACAGATCAATATTGACCTCCACATGCACCATACCGTTGACAAACGCCAGCTTATCAACTATTTTCCAGTTAGGCATTTATCTCACCCCGATTTCAAAATGTGGAATGAGGCTGTAAAATACCACTGAAACGATTTGATATACATCATCATATTTGCTGTTCATATCGTCATAAAAGCCTGCCTCATAATCATCATCATTGATAGGTTCTGTACTTTCGTATACACCGAGCATGATAAAATCGGTCTGAGGCTGGAATGTAACAGCATTTTCACCATTTTCAAGAGCTGCATACGCTTTAGGGGAAATATAAGGCTTTAATGTCTTGCTAACATTTATAACCTTGCTACTGCTTGTCTGAATAAGCACTAAGCCGTTATCGGTTTTTGCTGTGCCATTTAAGGATGTTGCATTTTTGCCCGCTGATATACCCGCCACATCCACCCCATAGATGATATGAGGAAACCAAATGCCATTATGGAGATTGAACAGCGTAATTGTATCGGTAAACATTAGGCATCCACCCCCGCATAAAGCAGATTTACACCGTTTGCATCGGGGATATTTGCAAGGTACATTTCCGCAACATAGCTCGTGTAGCTGTCCTGTGCCGCCACATTACCCGCTGCTGCTGAGTATATGGAGGCTGTACCGCCTGTTGCGTATGATATGGATTCCCTACCGGAGCTGACAGATGCAACCGCACCTGTTATTTTACCGTCCGTTCCTATGCTTGCTGCCCCTGCTCTGCGCTGTGTATCAATGAAAAAGAGGGCATCTGCAATAGCGCATACAGCTTTCTTTACCTTTACAGCGTATTTCTCCTCTGTGGGAAACGCTGAATCGAGCCTATGAAACGTTATGCTGTCAACATATTCTGAGGCTCTGTCAAGCCATTTGTTGGCGTTGCTTTCCGTCAGCGTATCGCCGAAATAGGTATCTGTATAAAAGCTATAATCTGCATACATAACATTTGCCCTCCTTTATTGCTTTGTCTTTCCCTTTGTAGACTTTGCGGGCTTTTCTGCCTCCGTATCTTCGGGCTTATCCTCTGCCGCCTCTGTGGGCTTTTCTGCCGCCTTAGCGGGGTTATAAGGCGCGTATGTATCTATCTGATTTGCCATCATGTTGATAACATCCTTATTATCCACCGTAAGCAGATTACCTGTCCTGATATTCTTAAATACCATTACTGCCACCGCCTTTAGGAACTAGGCACGGTAAAGTCAGCCGCAAAGATAAGGTCGGGAGTTACCGCCTTTGTTCCATAATGGTAGAACAGCTCAACAGCGATAGCATCCGAGAGAGGGATCTTTTCGGCTGTGTACTGATCCATCATAACAGGCTGTGCAACAGCGCCCTTTACCATAAGCAGAATATCACACCCAGTAGGGAGTCTGGTGCAAGAGTCGCACTCAACACCATGCCAAGCGTAAAATTCCTCTGCTGTGGTATCTACGTTGCCGCGCTGCTTCTTGTCAAGGTCGTTTCTAACCTTGCCATAATACTCAGTAGAGAGTACAAGTGCCATCATGTCGCGGGGTACACCGTCAACATAATCATTCTTGAGATTTTCGCATTCCTGTATTATCTTCTCAAGAATTTCGGAAATATCGGTTACACCGTTGACATTGACCTTAGTTGAGTTGGTGTAAGCCTCAGCGTAAAATGCCCTGTCGAGTGCCGTTGCTACGGTCAGCACATGATTGTTGGAGCGTCTGGTAAGTACATCATCAACACTGTAAAGCCTAACGTCCTTTGCCTCCAGCTCTTCAACAATTTCCTTGTCCTGATCTATTGAAACAGTAACGGGCTTTGACTTAACAGATGCGCCCTTGCCGGCTGTCCTTGCCGAGCCGTATGCAGCGGAATTTGCGTTTACAAAACGCCTGCACTCTATCGTACCCGAAACAGGATCACCGCTGAGATCCTGATTCTTGTGCTTGTACGAAAGTGTAGCCTTCTGAATATTCTCGATAACTACGCCGCTAAGTTCTGCGAGGTAGTCCTTACCCTCAGTATCGAGCAGAATATTCAACGATTCGATTTTTGCCATAAATACTCATTCCTTTCGGTAGTTAATTACCAAACTTTAGGAATTTCCCTCTTTGTTTCGCCCTCCGGCTTCTGCTGCCCAAGAGGTGCAACAAATTCGGGCTTTTTATCTTCAAGTTCGGCCTGTTTTTTGGCTGCCGCCTTTTCCTCTGCTGTCTGGTACAGCGTTGTGTCCTTAGCTTTTGCGGCTTTCATGAAATCATCAAATCCAAAGAAAGTGTTATCTTTCCACTTCAAACCGCTTTCGGCTGACATAAGCTCTGCCTCAAGAGCCGCCCGTGCATAAGGGGATGTAACGCCGTATTCATCAAGCTTTTTTCCAATCCAGTCTTTCTGATCGCGGGCTATTAGTTGCGCCTTAAAATCCTTTTCGGCGTCCTCTGCCTGTTGCTTGTATTTCTGGATCTCTGCCTGCATTGTTTCGGGCGTGTTGTCACCAAACTTTGCAAGCGTGTCATTTGCCGCCTTGAGCTGCTTATCGAGGTTATCACGTTCCGCTGTGAGATCGGAAATATTCTTTGCGAGAGTTGCGTTTTCCTGCTGTAACGGCGTAATATCCTTACCGTGCATAGCGAATACGCTCTTAACCTGTTCATCTGTCAGTCCAAGTGCTGTGAGTTCTTCTGTTTTCATTTCTGAAATACCTCCTTATAACATTAGGCTTTTTAGGACGTTGCCGTGTCCTGTTATCTGCTATGGTTAGGCTCATAGCCGCCAATATGGAGTGCTAATAGGATCGTTGCACCTATGTTCGCACATAACAGCCGCTGAGACGCGCTGTAACGCCTCTTTGGCTTTAGGGATATAATTTCTGCCTGCACCCTTTAGGGCTTGTTTGGGGGCTTGCTGTTGCGCATGAGGCGCGTATATCGCGCATTTTCTAATCTGTCATATTGTTTTTTCAGATTATTAGCTTTGCAAAAATCGTTGTACGCTTTCATGTGCTTTTTTAACTTTGCTACCGATTTATCATAATCGGCTTGATACTTGTCCTTTTCGCTTTCGGGGCAATTTCTGAGGGCTGTATCTCTACCCGTCACATCTGCCTTATCCCGCCTTATCCTGCGCTCAAGAGCACGTTGCTTTTGGGATAAATCATAGGCTTTCTTGTTTTCCTCTGAATCAAAACACTCATAGGGATTAAAGCCTAAAGTACCGGGACCGAAACTGTGTCGGCAACCCCACCCACACAAGCCCTCACCGCTACCATAACCGCATACATCGAAATTTGGTAAACCGGGCGTTTTCCCCGTGCGGCTGTATAGCTTTGCCTGCCACCAAAAATGATTACCGGGGTTATGTCCTCCGTCACCATATCGAGCGCCCAAATGTCCCGAAACTTGAATAATATCATGGTCATTATCAATCATGCCCTGCAAAGAAATATTGCCGCAAGCCTGCGCTGTACCTGTTCTTACAGCTTTTAGTGTTGCTACCTCAATAGTGTCCCTGTGGCGTACATATTGACCGCCGGGGGCATCGCCGTATGTAACTACAAGCTGTGTTGTGCATAGCTCATTTACTGCATGACGCACCGCCTCTTGATATGACGTTGCACCAGTCATCGTTTTCATATGTGCCTCGTCAAGCAAACGTATAAAACGCTGCTGTGAGGAATGGGCCGTTGTACGTGTAAAGTTGTGAAATGTGCCGTACGTGCGTTGCATCGTGTCCTGCATGATCTGTACCATATGGGGCAATTCGTTTATAGGTACGGTCTTTTTACCGTTTGCCTCATAAATCTTTCTGTCAGCCTCCCACGCTGTAATACCCGCATCCTCAAAGATAGCCGCTATTTCCTTATCAGCTTTGCCTGTCCATGTTGCAATTTTTTTCTGCACTGCTTCAAAATGGGCGTTTGTTTCATTGAGTAATTCTATCTGCCAAATATCGCTTTGCGATAGCTTAAAAGGATCACCACGCTTGATACGCGCCATAATCCGCTTGATTATATCTGTTGTGATAAATTCGTTAAGCTCGTCAATAAAGGGCTGCATTGTTTCTATCAGCTTGTCAATTTCGTCCGGTGTCAGCACTATCCCTCACCGCTTCCGCTTGATAATTGCTGTTGAAATAGCTGTAACTCCATATCCGCCATTTGCGCCTCCGCTATCATAGCTTTTGCATCTTCTTCTGACATTTTTTCAAACTTTACAAAGTATCTCCATTTAGGAATCCACCCTTGCATAGCATATAAGCGCCAGTTTGCTTTATCTTCCTCATAGGAATAGGTTATATCACCGAAAGCAAAGGAAAGCTCATAAGTACCGATAGGGCTGTAGTTCATCAGTGTAGCTAATTTATCAGCGCCCTCAATAGCCTGCTCAATGGCTACTTGTAATGCGTCCCTGTCATTTTTTATAGTTTGGATAGTGTCACGGTCATCACTCTCTACCTGAGTCGCTGTCACCATGCCACGTTGACCATCAAGCACGAAAACGCCCTCAGAAAAGCCGCACTTTACGCCTGCCATTGACAGATTAAAGTTTATATCCCTTAACCTCTGCTCCGTCAAAAGTGTTGCAACGTGTTCTTTGATTGAGCTGTTACCACTATCCTCGATACCAATACCTAGCTGCTGAACAAAGCGCGGTAACTTGAAATTACGCCTATCAGCACTCTTTTGTACTGACTGTCCAATAAAGGTAACGTGCTTGCTATCCTCTACCTCATCATCTTTGCGACTGATACCTATATCAATAGCTTTCAGTTCTGTTATGGCGTTTGCAAAGATTGACATACCAAGCGGGGATGTATCATCAATAGTGTTTGAGCCGGGAATACGGTAATAGGCGAATAGAGGCTTGTCAAGACCTCTGATAAACGTTTCGGGCTGCAAATGCCGCCACAATTTAACCTCTGTCAAGGGTATAGGTGTACCAAGCGTTGTGTTACCGCTTATATCTGTACCGTTTCTGTATGCCCTGTTGGTGACCTGATAAAGCATTTCGCCCTCTACATCAACAAATCTGTGATACTCAAGGCGGGTATAAGTGCTCTTGCCCTCTACTGCTTGCACTGCAAATATTGCGCCTATGATCTCTTTGTTGCTGTCAACCTCTGTAACACCGAAATAGCCCGGCATTACAAAATCCCAGCTCTGACCGTTCCAACGTATCATCATACCGCCGAGCCTGTCAGCTTCACACACTTTTTCGGGGAGGCGCTTTATAAGATCGTCCGCTATTTCCTGCAAATATGCCGCCCTTGCTGAGTTACCGCTGACGCTGATACCTATATCCAGCGTTGTAAGTTTTGCCCTTGTATCAGCGATAAACTTAGCCATATTAACGGTTTTTATGCCGTTCTCGCTGTCCAACCAATAGGGCTTGCCCTTTGAAATGTTATCCCACGCTGTCAAGGCGTTCTGCATTTGTGGGCTTGATATGAGCTTTACATTAAATTCTCGCCCTATATCAGATGTTGTAGCACCAAACACACCTCTCAACCTCCCAAACAGGCGCATAAATACACTCATATTCTCACCGCCTTAAATGTCAAACATTAACTCATCGCGTAGTATTGTGTAACAGAAATACCTCAGCTCGTCCATCGCATGATCGTTCTCCTTGATAACCGCATCAACGCTTGTATCGACTTTCCATGAATAAGAGTCAAATTCACGGAAAGTCGATTTACAATCAGAATGGAATTTCAGTACACCCGCGTTTAAGTATTTGGTAACGGTCTGTATGCCGTTAAGCACATCATTGATTGCTTTTCTAACATCATACTCACCGTATTTTAGTATTGTTTCCACCATAGCCGCTGCTGACGGATCTATGATAATACTTTCGATAGGATAATCACCTATCAACTGTTTCAGCATCTTGTAATACTGTTCATTGTCAACGCGCTTTGCGCTGCCGCCCTTGTAATAGAGTTCCTTTATCTTTGTTGCTGTTCGGGCTGTCGGATCATAATCATAAAGCCCCGCTGCAAATGGATTTACTGTGCCATAGTCAATAGCCACGAAATACCGATGCCGCGCGTTATAGGCGGGCATTTCCGTTATAACGTGCTTTTCCTTGCTGAACATAGGATATACGAGCCCCTCTGCGCGTACCCACAAACCGAGAATGTAACGCCGATAGAAAACGCCCGTGTACATATTCTCGTATCTGTTCTTTATTTCCTCAGAAAGACTTGCATTATCCTCCATTGTGAAATGAAGATATAAAGCGTTTTTCTGCCTGCGCTTTAAAATCCACTCAAGGTAAAACCAATGTGAGGGATTTTCGGGATTACAGTTAAACCAAAACTTAGATCCCATTACAGAACAACGTGCCATAGCCTGCTCTACAAAGGACCTTGCCATAAGAGCAACTTCATCAAAGTAAACGCCTGCAAGCGTCATACCTTGTATGAGAGCATAACTACTTTCGTCTTTACCGCCAAAAAGGTAATATGTATTAGTGTGACCGCCTGCCGATATAATCAGTTTGTTTTCCGTGCGGCGCTCTGTAATCGTGTATATCCCCTCAAGCCATAAAGGCAAGTGCGCTATAACATTACGCCTCAGCGCCTCTATGGTCTTACCGCATATAGCAAATATCTGTCCATTAAAGCGCGTCATACTCCAATTTACAAATCCTATTGACATAGACAATGTTTTGCCGGATCTGATTGAGCCATCACAAATTATTGCGTCATACTGTTTCAGATTCGGACGATTCCACCACGTCAACGTCAGATTCTGTCGTTTCCCAAATTTCTGGAATGTCATCTATGTCCACCTCCTGTGAGCTGCTTTGCTCTATCATTTCAAACAAGTTATTATCCCTATCATCGACTTTAGCCGCGCCTAATTCACCGATTGAGTCAAGGTATAGAGCAATAGCCTGTGTATTACCTGTCTGAGCCATTTTCACAAGGGCATCCGCTATCTGCAATTTCTGTGTCATTTCCTCGTCTGGCACACCAAGCCGCTTGAGCCTATTGCGTACCCGCCCGTCTTTGATAGGCAAGCCCGAATACAGTAATAGCAAATCAGCCATAGCCTGCTTTTTCTTTCGAGCCTCAGCGCAAGCCTTACCGCCTGCGGATTGAATTGCGCGAGCCTCGTCTTCCGGGCGATCCGCAAGGCTCACCAAGTTTTTATTCTGCGGCCTATACTTTTTATCGCCCACGATTTACACCTCTTTACTTTTTCTTAGAGGGCGGCTTTTTATTAGTATTAGAGCTTGCCTTACTGTTGCCGCCCTTTGTATACGCGTTGTTCATCTGTCCTGCAAGCGCCTTGCTTTGTTCCTTTGTGAGTTTGGAAAACTTTTTTGTAATCTCATTCATGGTATAAAGCTCCTTTACATATTCTTGTCACTCACTATAAGTGCACTACGGTCAATAACGTTATAATATGTTTCCCCATCATAGTGAGTATAGGTTACAACGTTATAGCCACGTATTAATGCAAACTGACTATAACTGTTTATTCTTGCTCCGCGTTGCGCAGCAAAGCCAAGTGCTTTTCTGGTCTGTGGATGGCTTTTAATAAAGCTGTCATATTCAGACTTTAACTGTTGCATACTAATAGTTTTTGCTTTTGGTGATAACACACCACGAATTGTTGTACTACCGTACCCCTTAGATCCACTTAAACTATCGCTGAAATACAAACCGTCACCATATATGCCGTTACCAAGATACGTTAAATCTCCGCTCCTAAGCATATCGTGCATATCAGTACCTGTCATACGTATATTACCGGGTAAAGTAATATCATCAACAGATCTATAAATCGGCTTTGCTCCACTACTTATCATCTGTTGTAACTGAGCATCTGATACCACTTGAGGTGTTTCATTCAGCCCCAAACCATACACCATTTTTTGAGTGTGATGTGAATTAAGGAAATCCGGCGTATCAACGTTATACACATCAATGAGGAAATCGTGTAGTTGATCGTCATTCATAGCCTGCACATCTGCAAGGGTAAAGCCGGATGGTGTTGTTGCTGGCTGTGCCGCTGGTGCAGGTGCGGCTGTGATACCGCTTGAGCTGCCTCTACCTCCCATACTTTAGCCCCTTTTCTGTTTCGGCTGATGCTTTTTGATAACAGTAACACTCTTGCCCGTTGCTACAAAGCGTTCCTCACCGGGATTTGCCTTTGTTTTCTTCTTTATATCACTCATTATTATCACCTCTTAGCCGATTATTTCTATATCCACTACTATACGTGGCATAACACCGCCGTTACGGGGATACGCTGTTGTTCCGTCAAAGTGCGCGCCCTTTACCCTGTACTTAGTTGTACGGGATAGCACAAGCTCTGTCTGATTTGGATTGCCAATAACGGCTTTAGTACTTGAGGGCGCGTCAATGTGCAAGTACACCTCTCTACCGTTTGAATTAGGTCCGTGCATAAAAGGATTGCGCTGTGCATCCCACGCTGTTGATACAAATTTCTTTTCGGTATATTCCACTCCTGCAATTTGGGCGTTAATTTGCGTCTCTGTCATGCTTGCATAGTTCGTCACACCTAAAGCCTGCAAAAAGTCTTGATGTGCGCCCCTCACAAGTTTTATATCCTTACCTATGGGGTGCATAGCTGCATCAAGCCTATCTGCCACATACTGCTCATTCGCATTTAAGGGCAAGCCATTTTCGAGCTTGTGATTCATGTTCTGTGACATGGTAAAGCCACCCGCTTGCTGATCCTGCCTTATATACTGATTAATTGCAAGTTTAGTGTTTATATCGTACCCGTTATATGCCGATACTACCTCTTGCTCATCTTGTCCTGTGAGGTGTTTATATGATATAGGCTGTGCACTTGTCTGCGTTGGTGCGGCTTGAACCGCTGTGATACCGCTTGAGCTGCCTCTACCGCCCATTATTTTTCACCGTCCTGTGTTTCTCTTGAAATGCGGGTATGCGCTCGATCCTGCTGTCCTCACACCCTGCCGGAATAATCCCATAAAGATATATTTTCTTAGGGCTTAACCGCTTTAACATTTCGTCATAGCCTAACTTGAAAAGCCGCTTGCTCTCGTTGTTAGCCTGCGTTCCTACCGAGCTTATAATAACGCTGCCACCTACAGGCTCACCGTCAAAGCACCATTCAAGGCTCTGCTCATCACTCCATGCAATAGTCGGTATTACTTTGATACCGTGCATCTGCATATACGCACCGAGCCAATGCTTGCGATAGTGATTATAAATCTGAATAGCAGGCGGGAAATCAGTATAAAGCGAAAAGTCGGGCGTACATACCGCTTTAAATTTCTGTAAAATAGGTATATATGCATCTGGATTTGTCCAAAGCCGTAAAAATTGATAATCATCAACAAAGAAATGAAGTGCTTTTTCTGTCGGATTTTTGCAAGTCTTCGCATAATTAAAACCGATAAAACTATCCACGCTTATGCTATCTGCTGTCAAAATCGGTATATCATAAGGTCCAGCGCCTATAAATCGTGCTTTAGTCAGGTTTTCGTAATTTCTGCATTTCCTGTACATCGTTTATATCCTAGTCAATTACACAAAGAACGATAGCCGGACCGCTGAATGAAACGCATTTATTTTTGTACGGTTCAATAACCGTAGTTCCAACACCCTCACGCTTTTTAAGTTCCTCTACAAGCTGCTTAGTAGTGAACTGATCAATGTTATTCTCGTTCATAGCTTTATCTCCTCCGTAAACTATTTATGTGGTGCCGACTGTAGGAATTGCACCCACACCACTAAAAATAGTGGTTACTATTACCGACATACAGAACCATCAAAGTGGCTCTGTATAAAATGGATCAATGCCAAACGCTGAAAAAAAGACAAAAAACCGCCACCGATGTTAGCCAAAAAGCCCGCTGTCTTGTAAATACTGCTGATAGTGCGGAAACTACTGCAACAGGCTCACTATAAACCGTAGCACAACAGCGGTATTGTCCGGCACACTCAAGCCGGAGGCATACTTAAATGCACCTACCGCCTGTTGTATCTACTTATTGCAATTGTACACCATATATTGTGGTCTTGTCAAGCGTAAAACACCATATATTGTGATTGATTGTGCGTGATGTACAAAACAAACCACAATATATAGTGCTATTCTTACAAAGAATTGTCTTTTTTTACGGCTTGCAAACGCACTCTTAAAGCGTTCAATAACCCCTCTTGTGTTAAATCCTTATTGTGCAGGGCACTTATAACATCCTCATCAGCACCACCCTTGACAATCAGATGATGCACTATAACCGGGTACGGCTGCCCCTGCCTATGCAAGCGCTTGTTGGTCTGCTGATAAAGCTCTAAACTCCAAGTCAAACCAAACCAAATAACGTGATGCCCACCCTGCTGTAGATTAAGCCCATAGCCACAAGAGGCGGGCTGAACCAACATCAAATCAATATTGCCCGCGTTCCATTCCTGCTTTTGCTGTTCGCCCTCATACACCGCCACCCGGCGCCCTGTCTTTGCAAGTGCAGTCAATAGTCGGTCTTTATCATGTTTGAAATTATAACAGATAATAGCGTGTTGATCTCCGAGCTGTTCAACCGTTTCCAAAAGGGCGTCAATTTTACAATTCTGCAATTCAAATACATTCCCGTCCTCATCATAAACAGCACCATTGCATAATTGCAATAGCTTATTAGATAGCACCGCCGCCGTTCCTGCTGTGATAGTTGTTTCATCGACCTCAAGCAACATATCTCTTTCGAGCTGCTTGTATGTTTGCATAGCTTTAGCATCGAGCATAACAGGAATGTCATTGTACATCAGTTCTGGCAACGTCAAATAGTCGGCGGATCGCATTGAAATACAAATATCCGATATGCGCTGATAGATAGCTGCCTCAGCACCCTCTTTCATGGCATAGCTGAATATCACCGTTGCATTACGCTTATCGGGTACGAAATAAGCATCTCTGTATGCTGTAATGGTCTTACCAAGCCGCTGTCCACTATCCAACAAATAAAGCTGTGCCCATAGATCCATAAGCGACTTAGGAGAGGGCGTACCTGTCAACAGCACCATGCGCTTGATGCGGGTACGCACTAATTTCAAAGCCTTAAAGCGCTTTGCTTGATGATTTTTAAAGCTGGAGCTTTCATCAAGCACCACCATATCAAATGGCCACTTGTGCTTGTAATATTCTACGAGCCATTGTGTATTTTCCCGATTGATTAAGTAAATGTCCGCTGTCTGATTGAGCGCTGCCACCCTATCAGCCGCCGAACCGAGAACAAAGGCAAAGCGCAGCCCTGCAAATTCTTTCCACGTTGCCGCCTCATTGTGCCATGTGGACTCCGCTACTTTCTTCGGAGCTATCACCAAAACCTTACAAACACTCAAATAATCATACTTGAGCCGCTTTATGGCGTCAAGCGTTATCGCTGTTTTACCTAAGCCCATTTCAAGAAATAAGCCTATGTTTGGTGTATCAATGATCCTATCTCTGCAATATGCTTGATAGTTATGTGGCGTATATGGTCTGCTCATATCGGAAACACCTCCTCAACAAATCTCAAAGCCTCTTTCATACCTATGACAACATACACCTCACATCCCAAAGCCCTGAGCTTCTTGTGTATGTACTTCTGTAATTTCGTGGGAGTTTCGCCCTCTTTCTTCAACTCAACAAATATTACTCTGCCGGGCTTTTTCACAACAATACGGTCTGGTACACCTCTTGTCGAGGGTGAAATGAACTTTATGAATAAACCACCGCGCTGTTTTATCAGCGTTCGCATTTTACTTTCAATATCGCTTTCTTTCATACAAAATTTACCTCTGTTACAAAATTTACAAAAAAGCCCTATAATATACGCATATATGCGTATTAAGGCTATTTTACACACGTTAATTTATTATTTAGTATATTATATAAAAAAGTGTAACATTGTAACAAATATATAGAAAATAGCGTATTTACGACATTTTTTAATGTTACAAACTCCGATACAAATATGTTACAATGTTACTACTTTTTGTTACACTATTTATTCATGTTACACTTACTTTGTAACACGAATATAACCCCTTTGCAGATTATAGGGACCACACCTAACGGGCTTTGTATTCGTACTCCAGCCGTCTAATGTGCTAAGTATTGCGTTGATTTCCCGCACATCTGTCTGCTTCATGTATTTAGGATCACCGTTGAAACATTCGACCCAAATTTCAATAGCTGATATACGGTCACGTTCAACAAGTCTGTTTTCGTTGTCAGATTCCTGCTGTTGTGTAGCCGTTCCTACCGCACCCCAGTACATCCTACGCTTATCAATAGAATATTTCTGCCAATCGTCCGGCACCTTGCGCTCCACAAATTCTCTGATAAGCCCCTCACGTGCCGATGACTCCTTGTGTTCCTGCTGTTTGGCTTTCGCTGCCTGCTCCATATCCTCAGACAAGTTAAGCGGCTCGCCCGCTATCCAGTAAGCCCTCGCCTCAGCCCAAAGCTGTGAAATAGCCTGCTCTGTTAAATCCTTGAATACATCGAGCCGATTAGGCCTTATACCTATATCAACGGGCCAAAAACGGCGCTCACCTGTGGGATCTCTGAGAAATTCGCTTGTATTCGTAGTGCCGAAAAAAACACACCGCCGCTTGCGTTCCTCAGCGTTCCTTGCGTATGCAGCTCTGAATATATCAGAATTTAGGGATAAAAACTGTTTTATCCTTGAGGTTTCCGACTTACGGAAAGCGTCAAGTTCGCCGATCTCTACTATCCATATACCCTGTAACAGTTCTGCCGCGTCCTTGCCCTCAAAGCTGCAAATGCTATCATTAAACCAACCTTTAGACATTTTTCTGAGTATCGTAGATTTGCCTGCACCCTGCGGGCCTACCAAGATCAGCATATTATCAAACTTTACACCCGGTGTCATAGCCCGTGCTATTGCCGCAACAAACATTTTGCGTGTTACGGTCCTTGTGTACAGCGTGTCCTCAGCTCCGAGATAGTCCACAAACAAAGTATCGAGTCGCTTTACACCGTCCCACGTTAAGCCATTTATAAAGTCCTGCACTTCATTAAAGCTGTTCTGTGACATATACATACTTAAAGCGCTGTCAATATTGCCTCTGCCTGCTTGATTATAGTGCTTTTCCATAAACCAATACAATCCGTTCGTGTCGGCATCCGTCCACATTCTGCGCTCTGTGCTTGCGTCCCACTCCGTAGCGCCGAATATTTCCTTGCGCTCTGCAAAAGCGTTATAAGCGAATTTACCCTTGAGGGCGGGATCGTTATTAAGCACTATCAGATAATTGTTGATAGTATTTTTGAGAATATCGCTGTTTACCTTGTATTCCAGATCATCACGCCAATCTGTGTTATCATCTGAACCCGCACCTGCGCTTACACCTATAAAGTCTGAAGCTGCCGCTGCCTGTCTTTCTCTGTTAAGTGTAGCCCTGCACCCTTTGTCCTGCTCAGCAAACTCACACATCTTGAGAAAAGAGGGCATCTTTGTTATCGGCGTATCAGAGGGCTTGTCCTCATCGAGATCTCCGAATTTATGTAACCGCACCATATCAAAGGCATTTACAAGTTTTTCACCGCATGGGTCTGTTGCATGATGACTGTATAGGAATTTATCCTCATACACAATAGCGCCGCCTGTGGTCGAGCCCCCTAAGTATGTGTATCTATCGGGCATACCATCAACCGCCTCATAGATACCGGGCAAGAATGTTTCCATAGCCTGCTCAATAGTGTATGTACGGCAAAATGCGCCCACCGTTCCCGTCTTTTCAATCGGATCGCCCTGCTTGACGGCTAATGATTGATGTGATACCGCTCCCGGCACTTGTGGCCAAGTTGTGACATCGTGCCAATCGGTATAAGTGCCTAAAATCATATCAGCCGATATGAACGGCGCATCCTTGTACTTGTAATAATACTCTGTGTCCGAACATTTTGACGGCCAATACATAAGGCGGCTCACGTCAAACGTTGTCTTATCAGCCATATCAATGCCTATCTGCTGTGCTATACGCCTTGCAATTGGTTCATACTCATCTGGTGTTGCCGTTCGGTCAAGTGGTATTATGATACGCAAACGGGGCTTTGCAGGTGTATGTTTGCGTGTGCTGTATATGCAGTAACTGCACCTCAGTGCCTCTACCCGTGCCATTACTGTATCTGCTTGCCAACCGGGTATGTTATCAAAATCAAGTGTAATAATATCCCTGCCCGTTATATTTGCCGCTTTGCGGCGCGTACCGTTAAGAGATCCGCCCACAAAGCCGCCTACGTCCTTTAAACCGTCCTGCTGTGACTTAGGCATATTCATGTATTCGGCGTGTGTTTCCGTGCTTACAATGGGCTGTGAGAGCCTTGTGTAAAGTGCAGATACCGTTGTGTTTTCCTGCCGCCATGACTTACTATTACGACTATTGCCCACCGATATGCTTATCTGCCTATCGTACATGGATTTTCAACTCCTTTATTAAAGCCCCCCCCGTAGAGGCGGCGAAATTTTCTTAATCATCTGCTATGCTGTTATTGTGTAGCCGATTATCGAGCCGCTCTAACTTTTGCTTCTTCCACACGTTTATGGCATCACTATTTTTGAACATAATACTAAGCTGTTCAAGCATTATATAAACGTCAGCCATTTCCTCAGATATGTGATCCACATTATTCTCACCTCTAAGGTGCTTTGTCAGTTCCTTTTGCAGCTCCGATAATTCCTCGATAGCAACTATCATTTGTGATTGACAGCCGTATGTTTCAATAGCCTCATGTTCAACGAGGTATTCACAGAATTTCACTACCAATCAACCTCCATTATAGCGTTAGGAAATGCTTTACAGCGCTTGATAAGTTCATTAAGCACTATCTGTATTTCCTCTGGGCTGCTGAATTTACCGTTAGAGAAATATTCGTATTCCCTGCTGTTTTCAAGTAGATTTTTCAGTGCATAATCAAAAACAGGGAGCATATAGTTTACCGATCTGCAATCCCACCTTGAGGGGTATTCCCCACAAAGCTCCTTGAGAAACACACCGCTTTCCTCGTCAATGTGCATATACTTTTGACCATTGTACTCAAGTAACTCTCCCTGTGTCTTAAAGCCAATGCTATATATCATGATATAATCACCCCATTAATAGCATCAAGTATATGGGCATATTTAGATGCAGTTGTGTACTGTTCACCGTTATTTAGCTCTATTACTGCTCCTCCGTCTTTACGTTCAACTATTTTAGTAATACAATTAATGTTAAGGGTTATTCTTCCGTTTTTGCTTCTATCAATATCTATAAACTTCATAATTTCACCTCATTGTCTTTAAAGTATATAACAGGCTTATTTAACCTATTTAATACTATCATTGTTTTCTAATTCCTGTACGTCAATAATATTTTCATACCAACTGAAAAATGGTTCTCTAAAGCCGACAACTGTTACTTTATATCTTTGCCCGATTTTCATTTTGCCCTGAAAATCAGAACTGTTGAACTTGCCTCGAATTAAAGTATCGGTATTTTCAAAAACAAGACTCTCTCCCTCATCCGTATCACCAAAAATAAGATATTTTGACGACTCATCATCAATAATTCTTTCTTTGCCTGTTACCGTTATGATGTATTCATGATCGTTCAAATCTGGTACTATGCCAAATATTAAAAACAGTATTATTAAAATTGCAATTATCAAAACTTTTTTCACGCTTACTCACTCCAATCTAATGCCTGCTCGGCTTGCTCTCTGGTCAGGAATACGGTATTGCCTATATCATCATAATCAAAGAAATAATTTTCTATCCATATTCTATGTGTAGAAACCTCTACAACAACAGGTTCTTCAATAAAATCACCATTATCATCATCTGAATATATGGTATACACCGTATCGCCAACCTTGCAGGGCGGAACAACGACGCCGTGTGCAAGAAGAAAGTCCGCAATAAAATCATTATTTCCTCGTGGAAATGCTATTGAACTTGCTGTGCCAAGTAACTCAATCAACTTTTCTCTTTCAGTCATTATTCTTCACCCCTCTGCAAAAATTCAAGTTCGCATTTCAATGCTTCAGATTCACTCAGAAACACTTTATCCGGCACATCAAGAGCCACCCATACAGCACAAGGAGCTACTCCCTTGATTTTTCCTATTCTGCTGTCTGCAAGTTCCTCGTCTGTCATAGATCTGATCTTATCAGCATTTGTCATTATAACTCACCGTCCATTCTCACCCCGCAGTTGGGGCAAAACGGGCTGATATCATTCGGCATTATCTCTTTTCCGCACTCTGAACAATGTGGAATATCAAATTCGCCGTATACCCATTTCCCGTGCCTTACCTCCTGCACGTCGGCGGCGGGTACTCTGTCGATTGCTTCCTGCGAATAACATTTCGTAAGTTCTGTTGAATACGCAGATGTAAATATTTTCATATCAGGTTTCAGCATTTTCGCGTCAATAAATTTAGCCATTGTCAGACCTCCTATCTTTCCTCAAAGCCTTTCTATTCGCTTTATACTCATTGTCACGGCAGCGCTTACTGCAATACATTTGGTCGCTGCGGCTGGGATAATAATTGCAACCACAGCGCGCACATTTTTTAGTGTCTTTCATTGTCAAAACTCCTGTTCCAAGCCTGAGTTGCTTTAGGATCATATTCCTTGCCATAAAAACACACATCAGCTCCGCACTTTTCACATTCAAACATTACCGTTTGCCTTATAGGTGCTATGAATTTTTTTACTTCTCCGCCGCAAAACGGGCAGGGCTTTAATTTTTCAGTCATCTTTCAGCACCTCCTCAGCCTCGTCTGATTTCATAAAACACAGCCAATGCGTATTATTATGCTTGCCGCTGCGATTTCCGAACAATGGACTTACGGGACATAGCTTCAATATATCTTTGAGCGGTATTTCTACCTCGCTCCATTTGAAAATTAATACGCCGTTGGGCTTTAAAACACGGAAACATTCCATAAAACCGTTATGTATCATTTTGCGCCAATCGCCCTCTAAACGGCCGTATTTCAATTTCAGCCATGAATTATCTCCTGCGTGTTCTAGGTGCGGCGGGTCAAATACCACAAGATAAAATTGATTATCGTCAAACGGCAGATTGGTAAAATCGCATACGGTATCCGGATTGATTTCTATGTATCGGTTCGGATAAAATTCATGTCTCGGGACTGTGCGATTATCGCAAAATTCTACGTTCGGGTTGTTTTTATCGAACCAGAACATTTTGCTCCCGCAGCATACGTCCAGTATCTTTTTATTCATTGCTTTTCTCCTTTAACGCTTGCAAGTCTCAAACTATTTATTGAGATTCTTGTATTGTTCTTTCCTGTTCATGCAAACCTACTTCTGGGCGGCTTTATCCATTTCAAGGCCTGCCCGCAATAATGGCAATACTGAGGCTCGTAGACTCTGCTGCTTACCACATTACCGATAGTTCTATTACAGTTAGGACAAACAAGATACCTGTCATTTGCCACTCTGTCTATTGTCTCAATGGGCTTTTTCGTTTCAAGTTTATTTTCAAGCTGATTAAGTTTGATGTACACAAGCCACTCGTGAGCCAGCTCCGGCGCTGTGTAGCCGTTTGCAAGCTGTACCAACATACACTCTGCAACTGCATCATCTGTCAGCCTTGTTTTAATTTCATCCATATGTTGATCCTCGCTTTCTAGTAGTAATAATGTTATCAGATGTTCGATAGCTTTCAAGCCCTTTGGCTTCTAATATCCTTGCAGCTCTGTCATAATCCTCTTGAAACTGAGATGCTGTCTTGAAAAAATGACAGCTCTCACAATGCTTTTCGCCGCTTAGAATACCACAAGCACTGCTCCTATCAAAACAGCATACTCCCTCCATCGTTATCACCTCTTAGGCTTTTGACCTACGGAAATCCCCAGCACCTCAAAACTGTGACTATCATAGGCGGACACCATATAACCGCCTTTGTAACTGAAATAGTTGTACATTACCGCCTTATTACCCTTGAAATAGCCGAAAAACTTATCGTTTACCCATATATCACGATCATTTTCAGAATCATGCAGTTTTCTAAGCTGACGTCTTTTGTTATCCTGCCATATTTCTTGAGTAACCTCAACACCATAATCACTTGTAGCTGCCACATGGAACATTTCTGTTAAAGTTATCATTTCTTTCAGATTATCCGAGTTAAGCACAAAATTCTTTTTAGGTATGCAAAATGCGCTTTGCCCGGTATGATCTGTGAGAAATACAACATTGTTTGCCTCATCAGCTTGGTAACCGATATTAACTTGTTTCTTGAGTATGGCTTTCATAGCCTCATGCTGAATTATCAGCATATAGTTGTAAAAATTCATAGCATTATCTCCTTGTAAATAGCTTTTCTGTAACCATAAAATAGTTACTTTTATTTCTGTCAAGCGTTCTGGTAAAGGGCTTTTCCCAAATACACTCAAAGTCTGGAGGGGCTTTCTGTTCTGATATGAACACTTGATTATCTTTAGATAACAGCCTCATATATTCCCAAAAAGCATTACTATAAAACTTTGTATTACCGTAACCCGTTGTACCCTCATACGGGGGATCTGCATATACAACTGAGCCGGGAGGAATGAAAACTGATCTGTAATCACCCCAAGTGAACGTTACGCCCTTTAACCGGTCAAGGTCTTTTAACAGGCTGCGTTTGCTTTGTGCGGCGTAGTTCGTGCCGCTTGTGTTTCGTGCATAACCACCAAACCACTTACCACCGAAACTGCACCCAAAGCCCACAAATCCTGTTAAAACATGATCCTCGTCTTTATGAGTCCTTATGTAGTCATATTGTTCTTTAGTAATGCTTTCTGGCAATTCATAGCCAAGTTGTACACCTATCAGCATTTCAATTAAGAATAAATGGCTATCGTTACATATTATTCTGTCAAAGCCCTCTATCCTGCTTTCCACTGAACAGGTCCCGCAAAACAGACTTACAAATGTGTTGTTACTCTCTCTCTCTCATGATTTGTGTAGCCAGCGCCGAAGCTATTCTCGACTTGCCTCCTTGATACCTCATTATGAATAACCTCCGATATATCTTTTGCAATTCTTGATTTGCCACCCATATACTGCATTATGCACCTTTACGCTTTCTGCTTTCGATAAGGGATTTTATATCGAATATCATTGTAGTGCGCTTAGGCTCTGCCTTTTCGTGCGTTCTAACGTGTTCGGTAAACTCCATAGACTGCCTTGCCAGGCTCTGTCTTGTCTTTTTCAACGACTTTTCAAGCCGTTTTACTTTTGCATCATAGTAGAGGATAGTAACCTGTATCGCCGTATCAATCAGAAACAAGCACCAACCCCAATAAGAACCTGTTGCAAGCTCTACAAACAGCCCAAGATACATAAATGCCTCCCATACAAAGCAAAATATACTTGCTGCTGTTTCATCGTTCATCTTTTTCATATAGCCTCAGCCTCCTCCCAAGCCTTGTGTATTTTCGGACCTTGAATTGCAATCCACTCAACCATTTCCTCATTTGCAGCCCATGCGCTATTTTCGCTTGAATTGTTCCATAAGCCACTTTCATAGAAAAAAGCGTGTACTATCTCATGCCTAAGTATCTCTTTCAGCATTGTCATTTTAGGAGGGGCTTCCCAGTCCCTGCGAATTACTATCAACCGTTCGTAAACCTCGCAATAACCGCCCAAGCCCTTTAGTAACGGATCGTTCTTTTCCTCGCGCTGTTCAATACGATAAACAGCACCGAGTATATTGACAGCATCTTTCAAGTTTCCTCATCCTCCTTTAGCTTTTTTATTTCTGCGGGATTTGTTTTTGTGATACTCTGCGCCCATACAAGCCCCACGATAACCAATAACAGAATAGCAACTATGTACGCCATATTTACACCTCAATTCATCCAGCGTATGACTGTATCGCCAGTAAAACCCTTTTCCCATATAAACCACGCATAGCAGATAGCATTTGACTTTGCATAGCGTTCAAAATCTCCATTCATAGCGCATTTGAGCCGCCCTGTGCTGACATATATAACCTTTGGAGGCTGACTATCAAACAGCTTGCGCCGGGCTTTGCCCTCAAGGAATTGTATCTTGAGGAACATAGCCACTTTGCGCCCGTCCTCGATAATGTCAAGGGCGTGTTCAACAAATTCCTGTGCCTTTGAGTATGGGGGATTTGTGACTATATCAAATCCCAGCACGGGGGGGGGCTTTGGTACTTAAAAAGTCTGTCACATATCCATATCCCCGATCTATAAGATCAGTAGCATAAACCGTATGCCCTGCCTTTTCAAACTCTTTCGCCAAATGCCCCTCGCCGCAAGCGCACTCCCAAATCAGCGGTGAAAGATCTTCAAGCTGCATTAGTAGTGTAGCCGCCTTTGGCTCTGTCGCGTAATAGTCATTCTGTTCACGCTCATTTTGTGCGTAATTTCTTGCACCTAAAATAGCATGTGCTGATCTGCTATTACCAATCCAGTCTTTACTCATCATAAGAACCCTCGTCGTCGCCTATAATGGTTTCTTTGTCTTTAATATCCATACCACCGTTTTTTACTTCCTGCAACAGCAGATGCGTAATTATGGCCATAAAATCAATAGAATCGCAATCGTGGCTTGTAAGTTCGAGAAAAACGATTTTTACGGCGTCGAACATTGCTAAGATTATGCCGTTAGCATCATCAGCATTGCTATTGAGATCAATAGGTGAGAACACATCAGATTCTCTGTCGTCTTCATCCCTAAAGCAATCTTTAAGCGCCGTTGCAAATTGCACAGTCATTTCTTCTCTTTTTGTAAGTTCTCTCATTCGTGATACCTCCATATCATTTAAATGTTATCCTGTTTAAATCTTAATTTAGTAACAGCTATCGGAAAATCCTCTATTTCAGATGCCCACAAGCAAGAACCTTTACCGTTAAGTGTTTCCCATATCAGCGGAAAGCCGCCGATTCCGTCAAAGAGGCTTGCCATTGTAACATCAGCACCGCAACAGATTGACAGCTTTTGCAGAACATAAAACCAATTTGGGAGTGAAATGCTGTTACCTAAAGCCTTGTAACGTGCACTGTCAGTGACTTTACGCTTTTTTCCTTTACTATCGGTGTATTCATATATTAGCTCTCTAAATTCATGTCCTGACTCGTCTGTATGCGCTATGTAACCAACTACCTCACCTATTTCCGTCCAACCATCTGGGTAGCCCTGCAAGCGTTCACATTCAAGCGGTGTTAACCTACGAACAATGCCGTATGGAAATGCTATAACAGCTTTTTGATCATGCATACAATCTAATGTACTGCATACATCACTCATTTTGGGTTGATCTGATTGATCGTTTCCGATGCAGACAGCACCGGGACCTTTCGCCAATACTGTATAGGCTGGACCGTTTTTCTCTACACCTATATCAAATTGAGCATTTTGACCTTGATTATAAGCAGCTCTGTCTAAAGCAAATATCATAGGTGTATTACCGCCACCCGTACCCATTTTGATAGATAGTGTCTGTACGACGTTATCCTCAGCGATCTTTACTCTACTGTCCTGTGGGTGATTTTCAAGTGCCAAAAATACTGAAGCATCTGCTTGCCCTGCGGATAATGTTGGGCTTATATCCTCTGCGTACCCTATACTGCGTGCCTTAGCACCCATATTTGCTTTAAAACCAAATACAGTGGGAATATTATCATGCATTTCAGCTCGTAATGTGGGTGCAACTTTCGCATTATTGCCACCAATTATAGATGTACCACCTTGATCGTTAAGCAACGGAGCAACTGCTGGACAATCTACAGTATTTAGTGTGTAGCTGACGCCCTCAGTCCAACCTCTGCCGTTACAACATGCTGTATCAGCTCTGTCAATGCAGTTACCTTGTATGCAATAAGCAATAGGTATTGCACCATGTGACTCAGCCCTTAGAGTTTCCGTTTTGTTACCGTAAACTTGACCTCTGTTGTTGATTGAGCCTCCAATGTTGTTCTTAACAGTGGAGGGAGTGGTTTTCCACGCCGATCTGCTCTGTGGAGGATACCCATACACGCTTTCGCGCTCAAAGAGTATTTCGGGTGCGGTTGATCCTCCAAAATCTGCGATAAGTGCGATTCTACGTCTACGCTGGGGGACTCCCCAAAACTGTGCATCAAATACTCGCCAAACAATGCTCCATTTTCCTCCCACTCCATCTCCTGTGAGGCATCCTGCTGTAGGCCAACCGTTCTTAGGCTTAGGAACAGCGGGGGCTTTCGGCTCGACGATCCTGACCGTTTCTGTGAGGACTGCGCCGAAATCTGCTCCTTTGTTTGAACTGAATGCTCCGGGTACGTTTTCCCACACCATAAATCGGGGTTTTCCATATAGCGCTCTCATCTCCTTTATAATTCGTATCTGATCCATAAACAGCACTGAACGCTCGCCGTCAAAGCCTTTTTGTGCGCCTGCTACTGATAGATCCTGACAAGGGCTGCCTCCTATTACGACATTAACAGGCGGGACAGACGCACCATTTATCTTTGTTATATCACCTAAGTGTTTCATTCTGCACCACCTTTGCAAAGGTTTTCATACTTTTGGAATACTTCTTCCTGATTTGTACTTGCAAACACCCTTTTGCCCTTTTTGTCATATATCTGGAATACTGGCGGGTTATAGTAGGTATATCCTTTAACCATAAACTTTGTTTTGCTTTCATGCAAAGAATAGTTTTCGCTCTCCTCAAGTTTCCATCATTCTCCGCCATATTTTAATGTTATCTCAGAAAATATTTCAAGCTCCGTCATAACGTTATCAGCTCCGAATATGGTAATCTTTCTATCATTACAATACCTCCATTAATCTTTCTTGAAAAATTCGCCTACCCAACCGTCAGCGTTTAGGGGTAAACTCGGCGCCCATGATATGGGCTGCGACATTATCCGAACAACATCTTTGAGCATTTCTTCCAAATCTTGTGTGGGTTTTATGTCAATTACGACCTCATCATGAATATGGAATATGATTGGATAGCCTGCCGCCTCAAGTCGTTCAATAGATTCTGCAAGACAGTCACGCGCTATGGCTTGCACACAATTCTCTACAAGTTTACCGCCGTATGTTTCTATATCACCGAATTTGTTTTTATCGTTCACACCTTGATAGATAATCGAATCTGAGCCGAATTTGTTCACACCGATACGTGGATTGACATAGTAAAGCTTTCTGCCAGACGGTAGTTGAAGCGTTAAGTAAAAGCCTGATCTGGTACGCTCCAATGCAAATATACAATACCTTACCTGCCTTACACCACCGTTTTTAATAGTGTCTATTGCAGCTGCATTGAAGTCCCACCACAACCGCTGAATGTTACGGTTACTCGATCTCCAACGGGTTACGATATCGGGTAACTCCTCCTCACGTAGCCCCATGTCAAGCGCACCCATATTGATTAGAGCGGGGGTACTGCCTTGATAGCCTAAAGCTAATTCCGCAACTTTGCCTTTTGCCCTAAGTGCGTATTCGGGATTTCCTTTTTTGATACGCTCAATAGGTACGCCAAACATCTGAGCCGCAGAAGCCTCATAGATTTTACCGTGTGTGCGGAAAACCTCAAGCCGCCATTCTTCGCCCGCAAGCCATGATATAACACGCGCTTCGATAGCGGAAAAGTCTGCATCAATCAGCACATTACCATTGCTTGAGATAAATGCTGTACGGATAAGTTGTGATAAAGTATCATTTACTGATCCATAAAGGGCTTGTATTCCCTCAATAGAGCCTTGTTTAATTAAATCCTTAGCGAGCGGAATAGGATCTGTATATGTACGCGGCAAATTCTGCACTTGTACTAAGCGTCCCGCCCATCTTCCTGTCCGATTTGCACCATAGAATTGTAATAACCCTCTTACCCTGCCGTCCTCACAAACACATTCACGGATAGCATCATATTTCTTGATAGAGGATTTTCCCAATTCCTGCCGTATTTCAAGCATACGCTGTACATCTGGCTCGTTGTCTGCTTTGAGCATAGCTGATACAGTTTTTTTTCTCATGTTTTCAGGGGCTGTTCCTGTTCGCATTGTAAGCCACTCTGAGAGCTGCTTTACACTATTAGGGTTATTTAACGCCGTAATGCTTAAAGCTTCGTCTGTGAGCCGTTCCGTAGTCCTACGGCCTATCTCAAGTGCTCCATTTACAAATGGCATATCAACCGCAACACCCCTTGTGTTTATCGTCAAGTCTGTTTCCCATTGTTTTTGAATGTAGTCGGGCACAGGCATATCTGACAGCTGCTTGATTATCTCCATTTCGGTAACAACATCTTGAGCATTGTATTCTTTGAACAGCGCCCACTTTTGCGGATCATGCTGTGGATAGTTTCTTGTCCTGCCGCCGTTTGTCTTTGTGGGCTTGCAAGGTACACAAAAATAACGAATAAGGTCTTTACCTATTCTCAGCTTTTGTTTATCCTCTGGTAAGCCTACAGCTCTACCCGCTGCCGCCAATGATAAAGGATAACCACAATAAGAGGCTTGCAACATTGTGTCACGCCATTGATTCTTTGGTAAATCAATGCCCAAAGCCCTTGTAAAACATAGCCATTCAAACGTTGCATTGTAGGCGTGTTTGATTATAGTAGGATCAAGCAAAGCGTTGACAAACCATTGAGGTAAAACCTCACCATCTGTATAGTCAAGCACAATGGGTCTTTCCATTTCGCCCCAAAACTGATAACCGTTTAAGAGTATCTGAAAATCGGGGCTACGTACATAAGCGTGTGCGCCTGCCTTTTGTATATCAACGCTTGAAAATGTTTCAAGGTCAATAGATAGATGCCTCATGGTGTCCCCCTCTTAGCCATTATAATTCCGCGCCTCTTTTTCAGTGCAGAAAAAGTGAAAACCTGCTGAACACTCCTCAAAGCGCATATCAAAATTATCAATCTCGACCTCATCACCTATAAAATAACAAGTTTCACCGTCATATAGGGAGATACCTATTTTTTCACCACCAAAGTCACCAAGTATGTCAATGATTTTAGCCTTACTTGCTCTGCACTTGCCTCCAACACAGCCTCTGATGTGTGCATCTTCGGGTATATGCGCGACTACAATAACACCACCATAGCATTTTTTATAAACCCTTTCTGGGGGGTCAATGGTCCTTGTAATCATATTTCTCTTACCGAGCGCGTTCATAGCAGCGTTGCGCACACGCCAATCGCTGTCTTTAAGCCAGCGCTCAATAATGTCAAGCGGAACGTCACGACCGTTGCAAGCGTTCATAGCAGCGTTGCGCACATCACAATCGCTGTCTTTAAGCCCACGCTCAATAATGTCAAGCG